CAAACCCATAGACGCCACGGTGCATTGGATCTACCGTAAGGTTCTCTTTAGGAACGACTTGAAAAATCACAAAGGCAGGACGCTAACCTGTCTAAATATAAAAAAACGGGGACAGGGTAACAACTCAGAGATTGGGCTATGTGGTGTAGTAGCAGTCTCACTTTATAAGTGTGTTTCACACCCAGCTAATAAGACTGGCTCTGTAAGTGAAAAAGAAATACATTTATAAATTATGAACGTAGTTATTATAGGTGGCGGCGCGCCAAACAAATTTGGAAATGATTTAGCATTACGTATGCGTAATGATGGTCATAATGTATATATTGTCTCTCATAGAGATTACAATACAGGACATCCACATGATATTAAGGCAAACTTCAGTACTCCTCAAGGGGTAGTTGATGCATTTAATACTGTGACCAAAGATGTTAATATCATTGATATGATTCTTTTTAATTCCAATGCAGGTTCTTATCCATGTGATGAAGCTTCTTTTACTTCTACAAGCGTAGTTGATTTAAAAAGATGGGAAGAGAATATAAGACTTGCATGCCATATACCTCATGTTTTGGGTGTTGAAGCATTAAAACGAATGAATGAAAATAGTAAAATTATTTTTATGATATCATATATGGCTGTTCTCTTTAATAGAAAAGAATATACTAGTTATGCAGGCTACGCTGGAAATAAAGCAATGCAAGCTCATATGATGAGGGCCTTTGCAGAACACAATGACAAAGGTGCAATAGCAACAGCAATCGCCCCTCATTTTACATATGATAATCCCGAAATATACAAACAAACTTTTGAAGTAGTGTATAATTACATTATTAATTCAACAATAAAAGATAACAGTAAAATTATGTATGTGAACGCATTTGCTAAACCACCGAGTATTAGTAATTATGCAGGATTATAAATTACCGCGGGGTAGGGGAGTCTAGTCGTCCCCGCCAGTCTCATAAGCTGGAGATCGGAGGTGCGAATCCTTCCCCCGCATCCAATTAGGAGAAACGTATGCCAATGTATGAAACAACAGTTCGCACACCACAAGGTGATACCAAAGATAAAGTCTTTGCACCTAATATACAAGAAGCTAAAAAGCTTTTTGAACAGAAACATGGTCCTAGAAATGTTCCATACATACCACATATGATACCAAGTTAATTCGGAGTGTAGCGCAGTCTGGTAGCGCACCTGGTTTGGGACCAGGGGGTCCAAAGTTCGAATCTTTGTACTCCGACCAAAGTTTTTAAAAGAGGAAATAGTATGACATGTAGAGGTTATGATTCAAAGGCAGTTAAAATCCCACAAGCAGTTAAACGTGCGGCAACACTTATACGTGATGCACACAAACGTGGGGATTTTATTCGCAGTTTTGTTGAGATTGAAAAAAGCAACTCACGTTCATCCGGGAGTAGAGGAGACAAGAAGTGAGTAAAGGTAGTACTCCAAGACCGTATAGCGTTAATTTAAAAACGTTTGACAATAATTGGGATAACATTTTTAGAAAACCTCAAGTAGATGATGACAATCAACCTCCACCAGGAACTAGTCGTATTGAATCATCTAATGTTGAGATTGATTCAGAAGTTAAAGATAGTAACCAAGGTGGTTAAAAGTATTCGGGTCGTTAGCTCAGTTGGTAGAGCGTCTGCCTTACACGCAGAATGTCGGCAGTTCGAGCCTGTCACGACCCACCAGATTGCGGGATTAGCTCAGTTGGTAGAGCGATACCTTGCCAAGGTATAGGTCGAGAGTTCGAGCCTCTTATCCCGCTCCAAAGTTTTACAACAACAGAAAGATGATATGACTGAAAGCAGAGCAAGATATACAAGTGAAGAAGCCGCACTCATGGTCGGCAGTCGATTTGATTTAGTTCTTATCGCCTCACAACGTGTAAGAGAATTAAAGCGTGGACATAAATCATTGCTTAATACTAAAGCAGGCCCTACTGTAACAGCATTACAAGAAATTGAAGCCGGATTAGTTGGTAGAGATTATCTTAAGCGTATTAGAAAATAATATATCTCCTTGGTGTAATGGCAGCACTGCGGTCTCCAAAACCGTAAGTCTAGGTTCGAGTCCTAGGGGGGATGCCAAATAAATAAAAGGTAGGAAACGACCTTTTCCTACATAAATATAAAATGTATCACATTTTATATAATCCGGGTGCCGGCGGAGATATGGTAGCCGCAGTAATAGATAGCAAAGACCATGTATTATCTGATATTGATGTACAATATACACCTGGATCATTGCGCTATAAATTAAAACAGGATCTTATCAGTAATATTGGTCCAAAAGATTTATTATTCTATGGGTTTAGTAAAACTGAATACTTCAAAAATCTTGAGCAACATTATACAGCTATAACTGGAAGTCATACTTTCCAAGCAGAATTGCAGTATATTACGGATACTATTTTAATTGATAGTTCTGAATATAAGTATGCTAAATGGTGCATTGAAAGGTGTCACCTTATACAACCTCAATTTCATCCACCTTTCTCAGAAGAAGAGGTCAAAGAAAAAATCCGCCTAATTAATACTGCTAAAAAATACGGCAAGATTAATAAAATTATACAGTTCAAAGATATATTAGAAGGTAGACTCATAGAAAAACTACAACAATGGATTGACACTCCGTTGAACGCAGAATTGTACAATCAATGGTTAAACAAAATTATTGCGCCTTTGCCCAAGGTTGACTAATAATCCAAAGTATTGTATAATACATTATTAAGGAAATAAAAATGTGGATCGAAAACGTAGCGGCGGCAGATATACCTATCAGGTTCCAACACGAAGCCGGTGAAAATAGTATTCTGATTAGTATTGTTATCCCTGGTAGCTGGAGACCAACACCTGCTCACAAGTTCAAAGAGGTTCACAATTTTGAATTCTTGGATGTAGAAAAAAATGATTTTGTTCTTGAGGAATCCATGAAGTGTAGTCAAGAACAAGCAAACGAATTGGTCCGACTGTTGCAACATGCAAAGGATAATAGAATGAACGTTGTTGTTCATTGCTATGCAGGTATCTGTCGCAGTGGCGCAGTTTGTGAAGTTGGTGTTATGATGGGTTTCGAAGACACCGGCAGATTTCGCAGTCCTAACTTGTTAGTCAAGCATCGTATGATGAAGGCACTAGGTTGGACTTATGATGAAAATGAAAAGCCAAACATTGATGATTGGCGAACGTTTAGGAATATAGAATGATACAAAAGTTAAGTCAAGATGGGAAAGTGGCGGTGTTGTACAGTCCTGGCTTCGGTGCAGGTTGGTACACATGGAACACTGATGCTCCTGAAATATTGTTTGATCCAGCAATCGTAAAGTTTGTTGAGAAAAATCAATGGGCTGAATTGAAGACCTATGTAGCATTGAAGTATCCAGATATCTACTCAGGTGGTTTAGACGACCTGCAAGTAGCATGGATACCAGAAGGCATGATGTTTAAAGTAAATGATTATGATGGCTCTGAATCGATTGAGTTGAAAGAAAACGATGATTGGTTGATAGCGTAAAGGAGTAACATGTGGTTAGTAAAAGATAATGATGGTTATGTAAGAGGTAAATCACTTGACCTTGCCATTGCAATGGAGATGGCAAAATATGTTGATGAGTTTGTAACTATTACAGATGGCACTACAGAAATTGTAGGTATGTTTGGTGTTGATAGTATAACTGATGGCAAGTGCCCAGATGGCGTTGCGTATGACTGGAACAAAGCGAGCCGAATAGGCCGAGTAAAGAAAGAGAGGGTATAATGCCCGCAGTATTTTTAACAAGTGATACACACTTTGGTCATGCTGGAGTGTGTAGATTCACAGAAGCAGACGGTGTCACAAAGATTCGTCCATGGACTGATCCGCATGAGATGGATGAGGAAATGATTAAGCGTTGGAATGCAACGGTACGCCCTAACGATAAAGTTTATCACTTAGGAGATGTTGTTATTAACCGCAAGTCATTAGCTACGTTAGCACGGTTAAACGGTGATAAGGTCTTAATTCGTGGCAACCATGATATCTTTCGTGATGATGAATATAGATTATACTTCCGTGAATTACGTGCTTATCACGTTATGAATGGAATGATTTTAAGTCATATCCCATTACATGAGGCTAGCTTAGGTCGTTTTGGTGTCAACATTCATGGTCACTTACATACTAATAGAGTGAAGAAGGCTAGGGGAATTGACGCTAAGACAGGTGCAACATTATACAGTGATGAAAACGATGTACGTTATCATTGCGTATGTGTTGAACAAACTGATTTCACTCCTATCTTATTTGAGGACGTTATCAAGCGTATCGAGGCAGAAGGTGGAACAGTTGGTATGCGTAGTGGGAACGGACCCACAATGTAAAATAGACCCTTCGGGGTCTATTTTTTTGGCTATCGTTTTGTGTAAACAAAATACAATCTATCGTTATTATCTTTTTTAAACGTATCTAAGTTAAGATTGTACTTTTCAGCAAACTCATTCACAACTTCAAAACTCCAAGGGAAGATATCAACGTATGGTCCTGTCTTGTGCGTGATACCTGGGTTTGCACGTAGATAGAACTTGCCACCTTTCTTTAATAGATTAACACAATGTTCAAACCTTGATTCAATCTCATCACGTGAGTTAAAGTTAATACTACCTAAAGCCATAATTACATCATGTGATTCTGGTTTTACTTTATATTCTAATATATCAACTTCATAGTCAGCTTGATTGTTGTACGGATCAATTCCAATAATGTTTTGAATACGACCCTTGAACGGATGATATCCGCAACCAACATCAAGCACTTTCTCTGGGTTTAGTTTGTTAATCTCATCTGCGAGTTCCCAACCAGTATGCTCATAGTCACCTGTTCTTGGTTTCCATATCTCACTAAAGAATCTTAGTATATATCGCTCTGATAGGTCATCTGTAATCTGTTTCAATGTTCCCACATAGTCGCAAGGTAGATGTAGTTCAGCTTCTACAGCATCTTTGAATTTGCTATATCGTGCGGGTGTCCAGGGTAAGTCTTGTACAATAGTTTGGTCGTTAATGGAAATTTTTGAATAC